GTGCTTGTGTAGTAGTTGTTCCTGATAAAATTGGTGCTGGTGTAGTTGTTGTTCCTGGTAAAATTGGTGCTTGTGTAGTAGTTGTTCCTGGTAAAATTGGTGCTGGTGTAGTAGTTGTTCCTGATAAAATTGGTCCTGCTGGATTTACTGTAATTGGTCTTGTTCCTGATAAAATTGGCCGTGCTGGAGTTACTGTACCTGGTGCTGCTTTACTTGGTGTTGTTCCTGCTATACTTGGTGCTGCTTTACTTTGTGTTGCTGTAGTTGGCGCTGCTGCTGTGGATATAGTATTGTCTTCTTTTGTGTCAGAATCGGGATCTGTACGGGTTCCAGTAACAGTGCTAATAGCACTTGGTGAACTTGAAGGTGCCTTAGAGAGAGTTCCTGGTTTCAATGTTGGCCACGGCAGACCAGACAAAGGCTTTTGTGGGAGTGAACTACTCGATACGGAACTGAAACTGCTTGAAGGTGCTGGGCTTGTCGAAGAAGTTTCTTTTGTTTTTAATTCAGGCACTTGAATAGACTTTTTTTTAGATGAACTTGAACTGCTTGGTGGAGTTCTCGCATTATTACCAAAGGGTCTTTTCTTAAGTGGATTCTGTCGTAAGCTATACTTTGGTGGCATCTCTAGTCTCCAACTACAGTTTTTCTGGCTGTTATTCGCACAGACGGATGTAACGGCCTAAATCTATGGCGTCCCTAACTGTATATACAAATGACAACGCCAGGCCCTCTTGAACGACGTTCCACGACGGTCAAGAACCGCATCCAGTGTAAGCAGGACCATGTCGTCACGTGGCTCCAGGAATTCTACACGGTGCCGGGACATCTGGAAAAGCTTCTTCCTATTGTGACTGGTACCTCTCCCATTAGTTTGCGACTCGTTGATTACTTTGTCACTAATTTTGCGAAGAAGATGAATACCTCATTTACATCGGGCGGGCGGCATTTCCTTGTGTATTTCCATTACAAGCGAGAATTGAATGCGTATAGCAAGAGATTGTTTGATCCCTTTTGCCGTCGTGAGCGTATTATGTTTCAAGCAAGAGGTGTCGAGCCCTTCGTGACAACAGTCGGCCAACTAAATTTCTTTCGCTGGTTTCTCGAGAAGAACATTCTTGAGTATGTATTGGAGCATAGAGATGCGATTGAGGCGGATATGAATAAAACTCTAAAAGAACATTATTCAAGATCTGCTTCGGAAGCGTCGACTAGCGGATCCAACAGTGTGAGTGAGACCAGTTCCGGAAGCGGACGAAAGAAGCGCTGCGAATTGACGGCGTCGGCAATGAAGAAGGTTAATATACACGAGTGCGACGTGATCGTGTCTTTCGGGTAGATCGCTTGTTTTTGCGGGTTTTTTTAAGATTATTCGGCGTGAAATTATGGTGAAGTCTTGTCCTTAAGATGTTTTTCTGAGCAGGGTTCAGATTTGTAAGTGCATTAATTAAACCTTCCATATCACTTGGTTCCGCATTACGAGAAATGTCTGCATAAATTCGTGGGTAATCTATTGGTTGGCTATTGGTCTTTGCTGGCAAACTCAGACTGGATCCTTTGGTAATAGGTGTGATGAGAGGGCTTAAATTCTTCGTTCCATTAGGTTTTTTCGCTCGGTCCGCAAAGGAAAATGGCTTTCTCGAACGCATCAAATTAACTCTATAATCAAGGTCGGTTGGTCTATACGTATGTTTATTCCTAGACGCTTGATATCCTGGATTTTCTAATACACTTTTTTCTCGATTCGTAAGAATTTCATTATTTGCGAATGTAATAAGAGGCTTTTTACTTGACATTTTTCTATATTATAATTTGAAAAATATTACGATGGTGCTCGCCAATTATCCTGTTTCGGTCGTAACAATTCATAGGCCTCCAACGACTGCGCACCAGAGGCTGCCATTTGGGGCAACCAGCGATCCGTAAATTGACGTTGCACTAAACTCCTGTCAGCATCATTGGCTCGTTCTCGATTGTCTTCTACCACAGACCCACGAAATTCTCGCATAATGTTTCGAGCATCATCGCCCGCTGCGTCCAATCTCTGTAAATAGGGTGTTTGCGAAAACGTCGCAGGTGGCGCTATAATGGGTCCTGGTGCCGGTGCGATTCCATTTAAGGAGGTCGATCCTCTTACAGGATCGGGTATATATTGTTGTTGTATTCGATAGGTTACCGTATTTGTACGAGAAGCTATGGGATTCATATCCATATGAATCGGTGCGTTCTTCGTCTGTAAGCCCTCACTACTCACCTGTGTCGGCGGTGTGGCGTGAAACTGATCCCACGCCCTTGAATTAATGGCGTCACGAGATAAAAATTCCCGTCGGATTCGTAGACCTGAAATACCGGGAGCCATAATGGTTGGATCTTGTAGAGGTGCGGTTCCTGTATGTCTCTCTTTTGTGATGTCTGCCCACCGCTGTTGTGATGGATCCATATCCCTACTGAAAGGCTCTCTTTCATTCTTTCTTTTTCTATACGCACAGTCTAAACGAAAGATGATGGAATATATATAAGATGTTTAAAGTAAAGAGTACACGACGTAACACGAAGCGTAGCGGTAGTCCTACTCCTGCGACTGTTATACCCCCTCTTTCGACAGCAGCAGCAGATCCAATACCCGTCACAGGAAAACCAACGCTCACCAATACCGTCGATTTCTTCCAAGCCGAATCTACCGCCACCTCCTTGGCCAAACCCTGGCTCCGCTTAGAACGAGGACTCCGTCTTCAGAAATTTCGATCTTATGCTGAATCCTACCCAGGATTAGCAGTCGATGAGCAAAAAGATTTATACGCCTTCTTACTCAGAGCCAATGATAATAAGCAACTCAACACCAAACAACAGGTGGCGTATGAAAATGGTGTTATTCAAAGCATTCGAGGTCTAAAAGTGATTCGCACTGGTGATATTAAGGTGCCTGCTGTATTCAAAATTGAAGCCACTCGACTCACCAAGAAACATCAAGATGAATCATGAAAGGATAGAGAAAGAAAAATCGCAGGAGATAACAGACATGGTGTATTCCGATTGCGCTGCCTGGTTCCATGACTGGGTCCAGGCCTATCCTCCTGTATTACAAGACGACTGGGACTTAAGCACCTGGATGGACGATGAAATGACGCAGGCCATTGATATCTTCATGAAACAGGGCTTTCGTAGCATTCGAGGACAAAGTGACGCCATCGTCATCCTTCGAGCCTTTCTGTACGAATTCTTTCTCTTCGAGAAGGAACGAGCTTTGCGATCCTTAACTCCTCTCCCTACAGCGGTCGCAAGAATTCTGGAGCTGCCGCAAACCGATCAAAAATCAAAATCATGGTACAGAGAAAGCCGTGAATTGTTAACAGGTCACGAATTTGGCACCGTTGTCTATGGTTCTCCTAATGGTCGAAAGGGAGTCATTGCGAAGAAATGTGCCGATCTTGCTGTCGACGAAACCGTCGATATTATGAGTGGCACCGTCTTTTGTTCTAACGCAGAGGGGTCCTTAAGTGCGTTTAAATGGGGCTGGCGCTACGAGCCAGTGGTTCGTAGTCTGTATGAACGGTGTATCGCTGGAGGCCCTGTCAATGGCGATATAGGACGAGTTCGCCATCCCACTCTTCCCCGTCTTGCTGCGAGTCCAGACGGCTTGATTCTGGAGGGAGCGAAACAAGGGAGACTGCTAGAAATCAAGTGTCCTATTACACGAGATCTTACAGGCGAAGTCCCCATGGAGTACTGGTGTCAAATGCAATTACAGGCGGAAGTCTGCGATGTTGATGCGGTGGAATATGTGGAAGCAAGGCTTTCGTCCTTGCCTCATGAGCGATCAAACGAATTGACGCCTGCGATACTATCGAAGACAAAACAACCTTGGATGGGGGCTGTGGCTGTCATTTCTCCTACACTCTTCGGTCCTCCGCATGAATACCAATATATATACAGTCCTCTCTTCCCTACATCGGATCTTGACGGTCTGATCGCATGGACACCGGATGTAGGATACGAAGGACGCCTTATCGAACGAACCCTTTGGTGGGTCGGAGACTGGTTTACGACCACTGTCTTACGAAACCGACGTTGGTGGTCTTGCGTCGGTCAACCAGCGTACGAATCCTTTTGGCGAGATGTGGACGCCGCAAGGGAGGGCGGTTCCTTTACAACCGTCCATCAGTTTGTAGATGATGAGGGCAAAGCGCTTGTTTTGCCTTTAGAGGTGATTTCCTTTGCTGAATAAGACGGAAACTGCCCATACATCTCTCGATAGAATAATCGTAAGGGATTCGCACACCATTTTCTGTAAGCTCGTCTAGACCGCCATTGGCGTTGAAGACGAATTAAACGGTGCGTTAACTTCACCCGGTCTGGATAATACCGCTCAATCTGGAAGGTATGAAGTTCTGGAATGTTCAAACAGGATATTCCACGTGCGTATACCGTCATGTGTTCCGAATAGTACCGAACCAGGAAATACACGGGTCTGTTTACGCTGTCCATATCTGTACTTTAAGCACATTGTGTAGACGGAGGAAACGAAAGACCTGATGGCGGCGTTGTTTGAACCGCATTTTCAGGAAGGTAAAATGTACCAATGAGTTCGTGATTGGGCGCCGAACACGAATCGGGGTGATCCCGTTTGTAATTGTTCGTACGTTGGAGATAGTTGTGAACCGGTTTGAGAGCCTCGCTAGCATCCTGGGCCAAACAAATCTGCGACGTAATTCCTCCAAAACGGGCCCTGGCCTGTTCCGTGCCCATAGGCGGCATGTTCAAGGCTAGATATGACGCAGAAGAGGATCCGGGACTCAAGACGCTAGAATCAGGATTTCCTGTCGGTGTCTCTGTTTCCAAGAAGGGTGTACGAGGGATATCCTTCCATTGTTCAAATCCTTCCGCACTTTTGAGTAGCATATATTCCATCAATTTTACAAATATATAGACGATGGCGACATAATATATAAAGGTCATCAATGATGGTATTTTGAAGGACATACTCTATTTAGTTCTTATTAAAAAAACTAACACCTTCCTTGAAAAATTGAGGCTGCGTTTCGGCCATTCTGAAATCAACATCAATATGCAGAACATGCAAGTCTTAAAACGTGATGGGCGCAAGGAGGACGTGGCATTCGAGAAGGTACAGGAACGTATCACAAAGAGCTCGGCCGGCCTGAATGTAAATCCGGTCAAGGTGGCTCAAAAGGTGTTGGCCAGTATTATCGATGGGATTTCCACTACGGAATTGGATGCGATGACGGCACATGTGGCGTATTCCTGGTCTACCCTACATCCCGACTACGGTACTCTTGCCTCCCGTATTGCGATTAGCAATCACCAAAAGAACACACCTACGACGATGTTGGAGGCTGTCAAGGTACTTGACGGGGTGAAGGACAAGAATGGGGACCCGGCCTCCCTTCTTCATCCCGACTTTGTAGCAGTTGTCATAGCGAATGCGGCTGAAATCGAAGCGCATATTCAATATGAGCGTGATTTCCTGTTGGATTACTTTGGATTCAAGACCTTGGAAAAGGCGTATTTGCTGCGAGATACGCAGCGAAACGTGGTGGAGCGGCCCCAACACCTGTGGATGCGAGTCGCTTTAGGG